ACGCCTATATTCCGTCTGGAAGGCGTGTAGGTGTTACTGTATGCTTGCAATTCGGATGAAAGATATCGCGGCCACCTCGTAAGTCTCCGATATACGGATAATCGCCAGGAGCATCCGGTACTAGCTTCACGATTTTTCCTTCGTAATTCCGGCAAGGGTCAGTAGCGCCATGCGAACTAATCCGTCCGTAATACGCTTCTCTCGCAACCGCTTCGTTAATCGTTGCGTCAAGATGCGCAGACATCGTTTTCGTCCGCACTAGCATATCTACGTAAACTTCCGGCTTCCAACGCCTACCTGCCGCGTCAATGATTCCGGTATTAACCGAAGTGCCAAGCTTTTCACGCAATCCCGTAAGAATATCGCGACTAATCGCTTTTCTACCGTTAATGCCCTTCGCATAATTCGCACGCATCGATTCCGCCGCTACTTGGCGTACTGTAGCGCGTACTCTCCGGTCGATATTTTGCGTAACCGCCAAAAGATCCGATTGTGTATCGGCAATTACCGCTTCGGCCAGCGCCTTATTCGCGCGATTAAACTTAACGATTTTCTGCGCTTGTTCTAACGTATCAGCAACGCCAAGAGCGACGATTGTACTGGCGATACCGTCCGAGATTGCTTTCGGAATCACTTCGTTAACCCATTGCGTTGATTCGTCGTTAATACCGCGCAAGATATCGGAGATATTCTTTAGCGCTGCGAGAATTTGCGCCCGCTGCAAATCCGTTAAATCAAGGCGATTGAGTTCCGCTAGAATGCCGGTGATACCTCGTTTATAAACGGAAACTAACCGCTGAATGTCGTACTCGTAATTAGGTTCGGGAACGTTTCGCATAACGTTTAACGTCCTCCTTGACGTTGAAGGCGAAGCACATTACGATAACTGCCGCTTTTATTAGCGCATTCCGCATTAATTATCGCCTCCCGGAGCGTTGAATATCGAAGCGTCGACCGTCCCGTTTACGCGAGTTTCGTCCGCATCGATACGTTTAATCGACTCTTTCGCTTGCATATCGCCGACATTATCGAGCTTCTTAATCGCGTCTTGTACGGATTGAGTCGCCTTACCGCCCGTTCGAATCTGCGCGATTTCCGCTTCCTCTTTTTCATCTCGCGGAATGCCGTCTTTCCATATAATCGACGGGTACTCCGGTTCATACGGTGTAAAACCATCTACACCTTCATTCGCGTAGTTTTCAAGACGCATTGCATTATATAGCGAATCTCGAATCGCCTTATCTACGTGCGCGCGAATACGTTTGACCTTCGAAAGCAGCGGAAAGAATCTCGCTTTAATACCACCGCTAGTTGTATGTGACGTACCTCCAGCAGCATTTCCGGATTGCTTAATCGATGTACCGAAAATCCAGTCGGGTGTTTCCGATAGCTGGAACGCGAGCGTTAGTAGCGTCTCTAACTCGCGGAATGCGGAGTCGAGAGCGCCGTCTAATTTCATATAGCCGGGAGTAGCGTCCTCTTTCGTTATGGGGATATAAGCGCCACCGATTTTTACTTCGTTTTCATCCAAGTCCGGACCATACGCCGTCGGATGTCCGTTTTTATGCAGGATATAATCGATCATAACGAGACGGTCGTTAATCGCCGCAAACAGCGATTCTAACTTTTCCACATCACTAATTCCTTGCCAACGGTCAATCACGCTCTTGTACGGAATGTGTTTAACGAGAATATCCGGTACACCGGTTATTACTACGTCAACATCACGCCCTGTCGATACCTTATCGCCAATTAAATACGTAGGTATCGGCGCATCATATGAAGTATCAACGCCTTTGGGCGTCATTTTATAACGTTCGTACACGATATAGCCCGGTAAATGGCGCTCGATGTTCAGAAAATACTCCGTTTTCTTCGCTAAACGAGTAAATGCCGTTGCAATCACGCCGTTATCCGTTTCTACCACTTCAACCCACGCGATGTTTACCGCCTTGAATCGCTTTTTGCTCCCGCGTACTGTTTCCGGGAACACTAACGAAGGATCAACCGGTTCAATAATCGCTTCGGCTGGCGTTGGTATCGTAAATTCTTCGCCTACTAGCGCAGCCACTTCGGAAAAATCCTGACGATAGTTGTAGTACGTCTTGACGAACATATCGCCTAAATATGCGTTAGATATCGTAGCTTCGTGAATCATCGCGTTTATGTCGTTCTCTTCGACGATGCGATTCAACGCCTTTTGTACTGGTTCACTATCGGGCTTTCCCGTTTCATATACCGGAGGCTCACCAATGAGTAAATCGGCAGGCTTCGAGCAAAGTATGTCCGCAAGTCCAACGCAGATTAATAGCTTGTTTAATTGCGGCGCGAATTCGGTATCTTTCAAGATATCCGTCATACGTTGCGCAATTTCGTATTGCTTATTATCGAAAATAGCGCGACCTCGTTGATACTTAGCCAGACGTTCGATATCAGCGGCTGGCGGAAATTGTGCGCCCGTATCGAATAGTTTCGTCATCAACTCGCCTCCTTTCACGATAATCTTTCGTTTAATTTCGTTATACTAGCGCTACATCCAGCGCGGTTTTTTCTTTAGTTGACGTTTACCGTTCATTCCAGCACTTACCGCCATGTGTAAGGCGTCCGGTCCGTCATCGTTATTGTGATTCGGGTATAACTCGAACATTTCGAGAAGTAAGCGATGCTGTTTTTTAAAGCGGATTTTACCGTTTTGGATATCCGGTAACAGCGATTCAATCCGGAGGGATTTCCGCATACGCTGCTTAATCTCTTTTACGCGAGTGTTTGCGGGATACCCGCGACGACGTAACTCTTCTTTGAGCTTGTGTGCGAACCACTCCTGCGCCTGTTGCGCCTCTATCGCAATCCCGGCGCATTGATATTCGATAATCTTTGTCGCAGCCTTATCGAGAAGAACATCTGGATGAATCCGCTCGATTACCGCATCTACAACGTAAAAAACACCGTTCGGGCTTCTGCCAACGGTGATTATCGCTGAATAATCGCCCTTCTCTTTCCCCATCGCGAAGTCAATTCCGCAATAATAATCAAGATCAGCGCCTTCTATATCCGATTCGGTAAAGTAAACAAAGTCGTCCGGTTTAAATACCTGTGACTCTTCATCGATTGGATTTCCGAGATACTCCTGATTGAACGCCTTTACTCCGTCATCTTCACGAATCTCCATTAAATCGAGATATGAGAAGCGTTCCGGCCATAACACGACGGTTCCTTCGGTCATAGCGTCTTTATTCGCTTCGTAAAACGCTCGCGCATTCTCCGCTGCGTCTACTGAATCCTCACGTCGTAACCGGCGCCACTCTTCCCATAAATCCTCACGTTTGGACCATTCGATAATTGCCGGAAACTTCTTCGAGATGAAGTCTTTCCGCTCTTTGATAACGTAATTAAGAACGCTATCATAATGCACGATTGTACCCATATATACGCAGATACCTTCGCGAGAAAGCGCCGGTAACATTTCCTCGCGGAACCACCGCTTGTTCTTTTCGCGTAGTTCCGGAGTGTTTACGCTGTCCTTCGATTCCAGATCGTCGAGTAGAAACAAATCAGGACGCGTGGATCCGTGGCGCAGACCGCGCATTTGAGTACCGATACCTTTCGCTTCTACTTTCGTTCCTGACGTTGTAACAAACTCGTATTTGTTGTCTACGTCATTCATCGATTTACGAATGTGTAGAAGCTCGCCGAAATCATCGCGCAATTTTTGATTATGTTTTAACTGATTCGCAGTCCATTGGATAAAGTCACCGGCTACATCGGTCGTTTCCGAAATCTCAACGATATACCGCTTGTGCCGGTACGTTACCTTCTGACAAAGGAACCCGTTAGAAAGATACGCCGTCTTCGCGTGACCGCGCCCTACCGACCAGGCAACGTTTGTTTTCGTATTCTTGCGGGATAAATCGTCTAGTAGATCGCAAAGGGTACGGTGAAATTGCGCTGCAGAAGTGATTTTTTGTCCCGCCGGAATCAAGTTATCCGGATTCCCTGGATTTCCATCTTCCGAAAAGTATTCGTACATATAACGAAGCAAGTTAAACTCGCAATCATGTACCCGCTGTAACTTCTCCAACTCCGCATCTACCGTTTCCCACTGGTCGATCTCATACGGAGTAATGACGCCAGCATCCGCTAAACGGTTGAACTCCGCAATCATAGCGATTCGAGCGTCAATTTCCCGTTGTCGCTCGTCTCTTGCGAGCCATTTACCGTTTAGATATGCCATCTATGCGTCCTCCTTCGTTTCCTCTGCGACTTTCAACGATTTTGTACGTTCTTTAAGGCGTGCCAGGCGCTCGTCAATCGATTGATTAGCGCTAGTATCTTCCGTTTTAACCTCGGATTTATCGATAAGAAGTCCGGCGAACTTGTAGAATAGTTCGATACCCTTCATCGATCCTTGTCCTTTTAACGTCATATCGAGGTGTTTTTCGAGAATATCCGGTAAATACGACTGGAACGCATTAGAAGCGAGCGCATTCGTATAGTTAATAAAGTCATCGTTATAATTTCGCCAGCGGTGCAGCTGACGTACGCTAATTCCGGACTGTTCCGCAATCTGCTCGTATGTTAAACGACCTTGCTCGCCTTCTGACGGATTCTTCGGTAAGAAATTATTTACCGCAATAAGCTGCGCTGCTTTAATTTGTTCGGCGGTTAAGCGTTGTTCTAGTTTCTTCGTTTGTTCGCGCATGTTAGCGTCCTCCTTTCGTTTAAGATGCGCTATATAAATTAAGCGCCGGCCTTGCGTTCGGTCAGCGCTTGTTCAATGCGTTTGTTTGCGATTTCTACGTATTCCGGTTCCTTTTTGTTATGTGAGTACGTAATTACCTTATTAGAGAAGACACGTAACATCGTTTTACATAAGTGTTTTTCGTTAAACTTCGTTACTATATCGCGAAAAGACTCCGGTAATATTTGCGGAAAACATTTTCCGTGGTGTCCGTACTTAGTTTTATAATCACCGAAATACATTTCGTTGCGTAATATCTTACGGACGGTATTGTGTACCCATTTCTTTCCGTTTCTTTGCGTAGGAATCGCCATGAAATTTAAAATACCAGCGATTTGGTCCATCGTCATTCCATCGGTAAAGCGCCATTTGTATATAAGGCGAACTATCTCCGCCTCATCTTCGTTAATGACGACGTTCCCGCGTTCAATTCGATATCCATACGGAGGTGTACCGCCAGCCCACTCGCCTCTCTCACGCTTCTTAGCGATGGACTGCAGCGATAGCTTAACTAACGAGCTATTTCCGTGAGCTTTCGCATGACATACGCTACACAAACGTACAATATTTTGTGATAACGTTTGTTCCTCCGTTAGAAAGTGGTACAATATGGTGTAATACGGTATCTTCGGTAGAACCGCAATTGCAACACTCTTTCGGGATTTTATTATCGAATTCAACGCGTAAACTTTCGAACTCCATACGTAAATCTTTCGTATTCATTTAACCACTCTCCCGGATATATTCATTTTCTCCCGTGAAAATAAATAAACGAGCCATAGCGCGGGAGATACGCTTTACCTGCGGTAGCTAATCGCAAGCTGGCTCGTTATATCGAAAACACAAAAAAGACTACCGCAAGGGGAGAAACGGCAGTCTTTCGTCTGTTTTCGATTAGGGTCGGTGTTTTAAAATTTGTAAGAAAGTGTTCCTGGTCAGGCGCGGCATATTTCGAGTACCGGCTTTGGGGGGTCAAACGATCACTCATCGCCAGTGCATACGATATTCATCGATATGCAAAATCTGCGTCCGATAACATATCTTATGTCTACTAGCGCTATTATACGCACATCGAAAAAACGTAGTAATGACGCGGGTTTCAGCGTTTTTCTACGTTAGTCACGAACACACCGTTTTATATCGGTATTTATACACTCGATAAACCGCGATAAATCAACGTTTACTATTCCGCTCGATCACGCCGTTATTGTATAAAATAGTGTATATCGTACGCTAATATAACGGTACATTTCCGCTCAGGGTTGATGTTTTTCGGGACTGCGTGTCTGGAACGCTCTTGCGGGTAAATCGGAATTAATCGTCATCGTCCGGTATATCCTCCGCATGTTCACATGTTTTGCAAACGAAGAATACGGAAAAGTCGTAATCAGCGTTAATACTATAACGATTGCTTCCGCATTTATCGCAAGTAAACGTAATCTCATACGCCATACCATCGCCTCCCCCCTTCCGTTTGATATAACGCCAATAACCGCAGTAGCCATCGCTAGGCATCCGATAACTACCGCTTAATATTCCGCTTACAACGGACATATACTGACGCTAATATCAACGTTAATATACCGCATGTACACCGAGTTTCTTCTATTATAATAGCGTTACGATACGGACTATAATCGGTAATGTCCGATTGTGATCGGATTACACTCGGATTGATAGCGAAATAGTAGCCGAATAGCATCCGGATAGCTACCGTTGTAATGTCCGTTCTATGACGGAATATGTCATCCGTCTTCATAACGAATAACAGCATATAACGTTATTATGTGACGTTACTACGTAGAATTAACGTACTACTTGCGTTTTATGCGTTAACCTTACGATTATAAAATAATACTAGCGCGGCCTAACGGCCTTGCTCCGTCGCCTTCGGCTCCGGTACCGATACTGTATTTATATATCTGGACGATATATCTTTTATCGACAAGTACCGCCGAGCGCAGCGTAACGTTAGTGTAGCAAGCGAAGGCGGAATGGTTTAATTCTTTATATACGATACCATACGTTACAATAACACCAGTATTACGTTAACTATCCGGTTGTATAACGCTCTATAACGCATTTACCGTTTACTTTACGGTATTCTTACCGGTACGGTGCGAATAATAAGCGCTTGTCGTCCGTTACCTTTCGGTAAATAAAACGAAAACCTACCGTTACACCAAACGGCAGGCTTCGTGAATAGGAATACAACATTTTCACTAAAAAGCGGATTCCTCCTTACAGCGACGCGGGTTTCAGCGTTTTTAATAGGTTAAGTTTATGTCGTATATCCGTGCAAAAAGGTAAAGTCTATGTCGTATATTATTTGCCGTGTTTCTTGAACATCTCGCGCACGGCCCACGTAAACTTACTATCACTGTACTGTCGGTCCATTAAATCCGGATGAATGTAGTAGCGTGCGCAGCGATTCGAATACGTCGCCAACATAACGCCCATTCCCTGTAATTTGCGAACTAACCGCGATACACTATCCGGCTCCATTTCGAGTATTTCCGCTAACTCACCGCGCCCTACATATTCGATAAGTCCCGGATCACTTTCGTTAGGATTGAACGCTAGGCAGTAGTCGCGATAGTGGAAATACGGTATAATACGCCAGAACATACCGGCTTCGCTAAGGTTTAGGTCGTCAAATACCTCTCGTGCTTTTACGGTATATAGCTTCGCATATGTCCCGCCAGTATGACGATCGCCCATCGCATGATATAGCGGATTAACGCGATAACAATTCGATCGCCCTTCGCGTATCTTTTCGAGAATACCTACGGCTACTAATTTCGCCAGGATTGCGCTTGTTACTGGCTTGCTGCGTCCGATTATCTTTTCGATATCTACGTTCTTTAGCGGTTTATTTGCGCGAGTTAACTTACCTTCGCCACGTAAACGCATATGCGTTAATAGTTTAGCGAGCGCTCCCGCTTCCACTAACGTTAATCTATCGGTGATTTCCTTAATCGGGTCCTGATAGCACATAACGTATGATTTATCGTGATTTATTCGCTTCTTGTACGGTAGATTCTTTTTACCATCAAATTCATCGCGTTTCTTTTGCGAACCTACGTATTCCCCGTCTTCTAACCGAATTAAATCGTCTAAAATCTCGCCAGTATCCAGATCAACCGCTCTCACTCGTTTTGCCATTAATAACCGTCTCCTTTTCGTTAATTTAATATGAAAAGCCCGGCGTAGTAGTTGCCGCTACATTACCGGGCATTTTCGTTAGTTTTCGTTATATCCGGCGATAACCGTACGTCTCTTCGAGATATGCCGATACCTCTTCCGGCGACCGTTTGTACGTCTCAACTGGTCCAGGCGCAGTATCAATCCGATATTTCCTTTTTCTTTCGATATTACGAATTTTTGCGTGTATATCTACGTAACGATTTTCGTAAGGGCTGCGCTCTCTCCGTTTAGGCGGTGCGTAACTCCGCCCGTCCGTTCCGGTTTCCTCCGCTAACTTAAACGATGCTTCCCCAGATATTCGTGTCATCATCTGGCGCTCGGATAAGAACGGATACTCTGTAGCGTACGCTTTCGCCCGATACATTGATTTCAATTCCTCCGATAAAATCGCGTCAGTCAACCGCTCTAGTTCGCTTGCTTCCGGAGTTTCTCCGGTTTGATCGATATAAGCGTCAGTCAAACGCTGTACCTCCACCATCTTATCGACACGATCCGCAAATCCACCTGCGTTATTCTTTTCGATTAATTTCGTTACCTCTGCGCTAAATTGCGACTTATAGTTATCTCCGAATGTGTACGTCATTTTATTCGTCTCCCTCTTCGTTTGTATTTTCGATTTCTTCTGTATAAGTAGCGATAACTTCTCCGTAATTCCACTCGCTGTATACCGTTGCAATCCGTTCTAGCGCCCGATCTAGTAGTTTTGTTATAGCGCTTCTATCGACCCCAACTACGCCAGCTGCGTCCTCATGCCGCATATCCTCTTCGTAAACGTAATACACCGCTTGACGTTGCCTTACCGTCAAATTCGCCCGCTGTATAGCGGTATCTAAGTCGAGTAGAATATCGCTGGCAGCATAGTCGCCTCGCTCGAATCTAGCGCTACGTAACCGGTGGATATCTCGCAATAACCGACGTACGCCACCTACCGTGTTTAAAGCATATTTGACCGTGTATTCTCGCGAACCCTTTTCGATATCAACTGCGCATGTTCCCATTATTCCGCCTCACTTTCGTTAGATTTCGTTAATCCTTCGCCGAAAACAACGGAGTCCAGGCGTTTGTTTGCGATTTCTACGTATTCCGGATTAAGTTCAAATCCAATAAAGTTGCGGTTTAGTTTTGCCGCTGATACTGCGGTTGTCCCGCTACCCATGAAAGGATCCAATACAACATCATTTTCGTTGCTATACGCTTTTATAAAG